CCGCGGCGCCGCCGATGTTGATCACTGCGCGTATCGTCGGTGGAAGAGAGGCTTTCATGCTAGTCAGGCGGAAATTGTAGTGCTATTTACGACCCTCTGTAGTGGCTTTTCGCACAACCCTTCAGCGATTTAACCTCTCCGTCCAGCGTAAGTTTTACATTAAGGCCGAAGATCGTATTGCAACTGGAGCTCGACCTCCGTATGGTCTGGGTGCGTACATAGCGGGTATTCATGGACACCTGCTGGCCACTCGACCCGCAGTAGGCCATCGGCCAGGCTGAGCACCTTCCCCTCGAAACGCTCAACAGCGCGCTCAAGGCCGGCGAGCGTCTTGAACTCGCGGTGGCCGCTGCGGTAGGGAGGGGGGAAGCTCATGGCTTACCTGTGCTCGATAAGTATCGCGGTTGTTTCACTGGCACTCCTTCAATTCCTGGAAGGAGCGGAGGATCGAAACCACGTCACCGCTGATCGCGGCTTGGTCTGCGCGCTGTAGGGCTTGCTCGAGCATCAACGCGCCGAACGCGCCAGCCGGTCCGATCTGCTTGTAGACGGTCAGCAGCTCACGCACTCGCGTCTGCTCTTTCGGAAATTCATCGCCTACGCTGCTCATGGCGAAGCTTTCCCGCTATCTATCGTGGCGCACTGAACGCAGCGGACAGTCTTGCGTGTCGGCTTCGTCTTGCCGTTCACCCAAACGTCATGCCCGCATACGAGTGCAAGGCTCCAGCGGGTTGCGCTCAAAGGCGATTGTTTCGCCGACAGAACCCGGGAAGGAACCACTCGCGCCATCTGACCCTTGAGACGACAGGAGGCGACGTGCGGCCCGAACGAAAAGCCCGCCGTCGATAGCAGCTTGTGGCAGTACGGGCACGCGCGCTTCGGATAGTTTTTCCTAGCCATTTGTCTGCTTCCCGCCGTCTGCTCTGTTGTTCTGCTCGATCATGTCCGCCACGCCGCGCATGAGATGCGCCACGTCAGGGCCAAGCTGCGCCTGTTGAGATTCGCGCCACGCCGCGTCACGCTTCCACCACCGTTGCAGCCATTCGACCAAACCCAACACCGTAAAGGCTTCGCTGTTCCTGCATGCGGTTGCGGACGGCGTGAAGAGGCCGTCCAGCATGGCGTTCTCGGCTTCACGCCCGAGCGGCACCCATCCGATGCTGCGCTCTCCGTGCGGCTGGCGGCGGCAGATCGCCACGTCTTCAGGCAAACGCTTCTGCGGAGTAGTGGACGGGAGCGAGGAGAGGCGATCCGCCTCACACAGCGCGCACGGCGCTTTCGGTGTGCCGCCCGTCTGCATCCCATGCGGGCAATCGCCCGGCGCGTTCGGCAGAGCGTGGGACGCGGCGAAAGGCGCGACAAGCTGCCTTGCCTGCGCCTCGGTCATGCAGTAACCGATGACGCGACCGTTGGCATCCACGGCACACCAGCCGAGATCGAAGCCTTCGGCGTTGCTGACGTTGACGGCGCGAAGGGGCAGCGCCAGCCCTGCCAGATCCTTACCCATGCTGGTCAACTCCTTCCCAGGAGTCCTGGCCGAACGGATCACGCTCGAAGTCGTTCGTGAAACGCTCGTCAAAGTTCGGGGCTGTCACCTGCGCCTCGGCGTCGCAGCCGGACGGGCTCAGGCGCTTGATGAACCTGATGCGGTCCATACCGAGATGCAGTGTCGCAATCTGACCCGCGCGCAGCCGGCGCATGATCATCGCCAGCGCGTGCTTCGCGTGATCCTCGGTCATCTCGCCGATGGGAATGCGATCGCCATCCGCGGTGACCCACACCTCCTCGGCGGACTTCGGGTTGACCTTCGGAACTGCGCGTACTTCGAGACCGAATGCTTTCACTGGAAGTACCTCCAAACTGGATAGGCAAAAAGATTCGCCAGCGCGAGTGCCATGATTAGAAGAATCCAGAAAACTGTTTCTTTTCGCGTCATACCTTCCCCGTTTCGATGTAGCCGACGAACCAGGCGACCGGAAAACAGACGGCCGCTACGTTTAACCAATGGGGCATACCACTCTCCTCAGTTGTTCCCGGGAACTTTTTTGACGCCGGGTAGCGTCGGATCGCACCACACGAGCAAGCGATTACGCAGCGCCTGCTCGCAGAAAATTTCGCGCGAGCGCTGCTCGGCGATAACGGCCGCGAACACGTCGATCCGCTTCTGGAACAGAAACGGTATGGCAATGATTACGAGAATGAAAGTGACGACAAGCGTCCGCATGCTCATGGTTGGTCTCCTCGAGTTGAAACAACAACGGGCCGGGCGACTGTGGGCACCCGGCCCGTTCCTTCCACTGCAAAGTTTCGTTTACCTCCAACGTGAAAGCTGGAGGGGTCTAACTATTGAGCTGCTCGCAAAGCAGATCTATTTCCTCTACGCTCAGCTCGACGTGGGCGCCGCTGTTCGTGGAGATATCGGTAAAGCGTTGGGGCATCGGTTCGTCCGACAGCGTCAGGTTCTCCTGGTACAGCCTCAGTGCGGCGAGGACCGTGCCGAGCTGACGGTCATCGATCCTGTGGTAGAGCCGAGCGAGATCCACGCCCTGCTTTGGCTTAGCCATAGACCACCTCCCCGAAAATGGCGAGCTGCGCGAGCACGTCGGCGGCTTCCGAATCGATATGGCCGCAGTCGTTGTCCATTAGGCCGAGCATGATTCGCCCGCGGATCGAGTCGTCGAGAGCCTTGTAGGTGCAGAGCCGGGTGAGGGCGAGCTGCACCGCGGCGAAGTCGAGCGTAGCCTTGCCAAGCCTCGTGCCCTCGTCGTGCTCTTTCCGGTCGTACCTGCCGGTGATGCGGATCACGGAGAGAGGCGAGAGCCAGTCCTCGCCCTCGGCGATCCGCTCGATCACCGTCTTGTCGTCGCCGAACCAGCCCACCATCTCCGGGCAAGTCTCGGCCATGCCGGCCAGAATGTCGGACAGAAACTGCTTCGACACCATGAACGTCGCACTGACCCCGACGTCGCGTTGCTCCTTCGGTTTGCTTTTCATTACTTCCTCCGTTTGGTCTGCCCAGCCGATCCTGTACTCGCCAACCGCAGGCTCGACGTTTCCCCGCTTAGCGGCGTTCTCAAACGCCACAGCGGCATCCTCATCGGCGCGCTCGTACTGGTCACGCCCCGTCTCGATGTCGAGCTCCTCGCCGCTCTTCAGGACGAGCCGGCCCCAGCAGAAGCCGTCGTTGCGCACCACGCGCAGTTGCGCGGGCTGGCCCTTGAATGTGATTGGGAATGCGTCGGAGAAGATCATGGCCGCAGAGCTGCCGAGGCCACGCCGCGCGCCCATTCGGCGCCCTCGTCCGTGCTGCCGCCACCCTCGATCGTCTCGAGAGCCGACCTCAGCTTGGCTACCTCAGTTTCGAGCGCCTCGTAGCTGATCGCCTTCTCCTGGTCGAACGCGGCCATCGCGGCGTTGAAGCCGTCGCGATCGTCCGAGAAATAGTTCCAGTCGGAAATCACGTCCTCGCCGTTGCCGAGAACGAGCAGAACGCCATGCTCGGCCTTGCCCCACTCGCCGCCGATGTGGAAGCCGTCATAATCCTGCTGGCTCGGGCGCTCGTTGACCTTGCGCGCCTTGTCGTAGGCGGCAAGCTTCGAGGTCTGCACGAACCGGAGCGAGGCCTCGTCGACCGCGAATACCGCGTCGAGCACGCCTTCAATCGTGGCAGGGAAGTAGTGGACCCCGCTGTCGAAAACGTTGCTGACGGAAAAGCCAGCCGCGCTCATGTGGCGGATGAGGGCCTTGACGATGCGCCGCTCGAGGTTGATGCGTGTGGTGTTATCCATTGTTCCAGCTCCCTAGTGCATCGACCGGCACGACGAGACGATCCTTACCGTCGATCACCTCGATGACCTGAACCTCGTCGATGAGGTCTTGAATGTCGCCTAACTTGAGACGACTGGTAACCAGCTCAGCAATGCTCTGGCGCGTCAGTTTGTTTTTAGCGTTGGCCCAGCCGCTCACAACCAGCGAGAGCTTGACGGCCAAGGTGAAGGTAGGCTCGTCCATCACGCCTCCTTCGCCCGCCGGATAGTGATCTCGCCCTTGGAGAACACCACGTCCACGTGCGTACCGTGCACGCCAAACATCGTGCGAACAATCTCGCCGGTGATGTCGATCACCGGCCGGGTGCGCGTGCCTGTGACCTTGGAAGGTGCTCTGCTGAACACCTGGCCGGGCTTCGCCAGAAGCAAGCCGAGGCTCGAATCGGGGCCGCCGCTCACCCCGAACACGGTGAAATACGAACCGACTTTGAAGCCGGCATCGACGAGGCGCTTGCCCTCGATCCAGATGCGGCTGCGCTCGACGCCCTTGGCGGTGCCGAGCTTGCTACGGAAAACGACGGGCGTGCTTGGGCCTGCTGGTTTTTTCGGCATTGACTCTCTCCACAGTTGTTCCCGGGAACAATTCCCGGGAGGGGGTACTCAGCGCGAAATCTTCGCGCTATAACTCAGCATGTGCATCACCGCTTCGCCGAGGCTCTCGGCGGGGTAGAAGAACTGGTTGTGCCCTTTCGAGTCATCGGCGAAGGCCTCGTCGATGTCGAGCCGTATGTGCCACCGATAGCCGTAACACTCGCGCTCGTCGTGATCGCCGATCCGGATCTGCCCCATGCGCGAATCGTCGAAGCGCAGGTAGCACGAGCCCGATTTCGCTTTGGCGACGACATCCGTAGGCAGGCCCACCTCGACGAGCATCGCCTGCAGCAGATCACAGGTCTCCTGCGTCGTATTCACGTCGTCCTCGTGAACGTGACTTTGTCAGCGCCTTCTCGAAGCACGACGGAGCGATCCACGGCGAGCGCGTCCACCTTGTTCCACTCAGCCGTCGTGATCGTGCTCATGAACTCGGAGGGCCGTAGGCCAGCCCGGGTGCGGAAGGTCTCGGTTACGGTGAACCGACGGATGCCGTCGCTCATCGCTCGCTCCAGATCCGGTCGTACCAGTGAAGAAAATTCCACGCGCGGCGCAGAGCCGCTCGCACCTGCCTCACTCCTGGCTGTCCGAGCAGCAGCCACAAGAGGGGCGAGATGCAGAACTCGAGCGTCGCCATCCAGATCAGGACAGCGATGGCAAAGAACGGGTACGCAACCACCCAAAGCCCTCGGCCGAACGCTGCCAAAACAAAACGAACCGCCTTCATCGCTCGCTCGGCAGGCAGAGGACGTCGTTCTCGAGGAAGAACTGCCACTCACCCGCGGGACAGTCCGTCCAGTCGATCGTGCGCAGGAAGAGCTCACGGCCATTGCCGTCATCCACCTTGATCGCGGCCTGCTCATCCGCGGTGACAAGCAGCACGATGTTCAGAAACTCTTCGCCCTTCCGCTGAATGGCGTGGACTTCGGTGCCGATGATGTCGAGGAACCAGTAGGCGCCGTTGCCGGCGTTCTCGCAGAAATACTCGACGCCGTCCGTGTACAGCATGTTCCGGTACAGCGGCTGCCGATGGTATTGCTCCGTCCCGGTGAAGTTGTCCAGGTCGGCGCGAAGCTTGGATCCGTCTTTGGAGGCCATGTTCAGCTCTTCGCCAGCGTGACCGAGAAGATCTCGGCGAGATGTTCTGTTTTGTGCAGGTCACGTTGAATGCTGGAGTTCGCTCCATGCCACGCTTCGTTGCGATCGGCAGGCAGAAATGAACTCAGCCGAGCAATTTCCAACAGCGCGGTGGCATGATCACGACGAATCATGTCGCGAAGGCTGTCGGTGTCGGGTACGGACAGCTTGAATTGGACAACGGGCTTGTCGTTCACAGCGTGCCTCGCGTCGCGTTCTGCTCCTTGATGCGCTTCGCGCGGGCGGTGCGACGCTTGATCTCGGCGGCGGTCTCGGCCGGCGTGCGGCGCGTGGGTTCGAATTCGGTACGGACGTCACGAACGGGTGGCTTGGTTGCCATTGCTCTCTCCTCAGTTGTTCCCGGGAACAAATCGCCCGAGAGATTTCATTCTACGAAGCGCGCCGAGGTCGGCGCAAACTTTTACTGACCCAGCCCGCCTTCTTCCTTGGCGCGGCAAATCCGACCAATGAAGCGGTTGAACGCTTTCATGAAGTCCTCTTTGTGCCGGTTCGCGTGCGCCTCCTTCATTGCGTCGAGGCACAGGTCGAACTCGATCTGATGGCTGATGAAGAGGCGGTGATTCACGGCACCTCCCAGTACGCAGCCGCCACTAGCGAGTCGATCGCTTCCGCCGGACTCAGATCCGAGTTGTCCATACCGCAAGCATCGTGCAGGCGGGTGGCAGCGTTGTAGTACCGGCTCTTGTGCTCGGGACTCTTCCATCCCACACCGCCCTTGACCTGCAGCGTGCGGGCGATCGCTCGCAACGGATGCGGGTCGTCCGGCGGAAAGCCGTGTTGCTCGATGAAGCGGGCGCCCGCGAGAAGATCCTTCGATTCTTGGTCGAATTTCATGTGCGTGTCCATCTCTTTCCGTCGTCAGTGAATTCGTACTCGTTCGCCTCGATGCTGACGTCGACCTGCTCATCCGAGCTTTGGTACTCGTACTCCTTCTCGAGCTGCCGGTAGGTCCACTTCATCGCCGCACGAGCAAGGTCGATCAGATCCTTTTCCGCGGTGCGGACGTCCTCGATCTCGTTGCCCTCGTTGTCGAGGAATTCGAACTCGAACGTCGCGCTGTACTGGTGGTAGTGATGCCAGGAGTGACGGACTTTGAAGAACGCCCCTGGGTATTGCTTGGCGACGGCTTCGAAGCCGGCTGCGATCCGATGCAGCTCTTCGTCCTCCGGCGCGTGCTTCTGCAGCTCGCCGGGTTTCACGTCCCGCGCGCGCCACGTACCCTCGAAGCAGGCGCCGTCGCCCTGCGACGAGAAGCCGCTGAACGGCACATTGGAGATGTCGAAGCCGACCAGCTTGAAACACGTTTTGGCATCCTCGACGGTGAACTCCCACCAGTCGTGGTCGAACGCGCCTTGGCGGTACCAAGCCCTCGCCTTCTCCTTGGCGCGGGGTGCGAGCTCACCGAACTGGAATACGTTGACGGTTGCGGTTCTCATGCGTCCTCCAGCACAAAGCGGGCAAGCACGACCTGCTCGCCGGCGTTGAAGCGTTCGGCGGCGTCGTAAATCATGTGGTTGTTGTCGATAATCGCCTCGTTCTTCTTCCGGTTCGGACCCTGCCGCAGCGCGAACGGCATCGACGTCATCGCGAACTTGTGGGGCCTGATCCGGTACCAGCGCAGCCGCGGCTGCGTGCCCTTCGAGTTCAGCAGACGCTGCAGCTCGTACCAGAAGTTCGCCTCGTTCTTGACGCGCTTGGCGCCCGGCTCGCGCGTGACGATGAGGGTTCGATCGACCTCTTCGATCTTCATGGTGTCACTCCCCGAAGTAGAACTGCTGGCAGTACGTCAGCAGCGTGTCCTGATCACAGCCCTCGCCGTGATACTCGGTCCAGGGCTTGAACCAGTTCTGGTGCTCGAGCCACGCACGGTGCGGCTCACGGTGCTCGTCGAGCTCGCCGATGATGCGCAGCGCAGGTCCGCCGGTCGTGAGGAGGATCTGGAAGTCCTCAGGTTCCAGCGTCTCGCCGGGCGAGTGCCAGCCGCTGCGGATCTCGATTGAGAGCGGATCCTCCTGAATACGGCGCTCGGCATCGTCTCTGTCCTCGCAGTCGCCCGCCGCGTCAACCAGATCGCCGAACTCCTCGCCGTACTCAGCATCCCAGTCGGCGAGCGCTAGGGCCGCCGCCGTGCGCTCTTCGAGATCGCCAGCGTTGGCCGCCTGCTGGGCGTCTACGAGCGCCCCGCGCTCGTCTTTCAGCTCCTCGAGCCGGTCGTAGTCGCACCCCAGCGCGGCGACCATTGCGGCAATGCTCTCGGCGCCCGCCTTCGCGTTTCGATAGGCGTGACTTTCCTCTTCAGATTGTTCCATCGGGCTCTCTCCACAGTTGCGCCCCCGGGAATTGTTCCCGGGAACAAAAATCATGGCCCCGGCAGGCCCTTGAGCAGATCCGGTCCAAGCCTCTGCCCGCGACTGACAAGGTCGCACCGATTGCGTCGTTCTGGCTCAGGGAAACGGGCAGCCACCTCGACCCGTCGCGCTATGCCCCCTGCACGTACCTACTTACTCGCCCAGAGTCACCCAAGCGCGCGGCGGCTGGTACTCGTTAAACCTTTACTGGTCTTTCCTGCAGCGTCTGACGCCACAGCGCGGCTCGGTAGATGTAGGCATCCATCACGCATACCCCGCCACGCAGAGGATCGTGAAGTCCTGGATCGCGCCATCTCGATAGCCGTCGTGAACCATATGGCGCAGCGAATCGGAGTCTCGCTTCGCCAGCAACAGCGGGTCGTAGCCCTGCCCCTGCTCGAGCGCGTCGATGAGCTGGCCGCGATCCATCTCAGCGATGACCGCGAAGACTTTGGCGTCGCCGCTCACGGCTTACTCGGGACAAGATTGCCCAGCCGCTTCAGCACGGCGTAGGCGCGCTCCAGCGCTTTCTGGTCATAATCCCGAGCGTCTTCCTTGTCCTGGATATCGACCCAGTTCTCCAGGCACGGCACGATCTGCGCGAGCGTTTCCGCCACCTCGAGCGCGTTGACCACTAGCGGCTCCGCGCGTTGCACGTCCGCAAGACGGTTCTTCAGGTCCTTCAGCTCACTCGCGGGCTCACCCGCCTCCCTCGAGCTCTGTAGGTCGTCCTGCAGCGTCGAGATCAGCTCGGAGGCGACGTAAGAGAGCACTGCTCCTACGTTCGAGAAGTGTTTCAGCTTCAGTTTCTTCGTGTGGCTCATTTGGCGGGAACTTCGAAGGGGCCGAAAATTTCGAGCGACTCGCATCGATCCGGCTCGAAGTCCTCAAGCTGATCGACTTCTTCCTTGACCGTGGGCTTGCGTTCTCCAGTAGGCACGAAGCGCGGCCACGCGTCGCTGCCATGCCGGTGGGTGTAGACCACGATGTACAGTTTCATTTCCGATTCCTCCTGCGCGAAGCCGTGGCGATCTTCGCCTTACGCTTACGCGCGTCGCGGTTGGCCTTCTTGCCGGGCGCGTCGCCACGGCCACTGCCGCGCTGGGAATAGCCGTAGCTGTTCATGGCACCACCGCCAAAGGCAGCGGCGACGGCGAGCGTTGCCGCAATCGTATGTCTGTTCATGATTTGCTCCTGGGAAGAAGTTCGCTTGCGAACGCGTGTCCGATCCAGCCGTCTTCAGCCTGAACCACGAAAATGCGCTCCATGCCTCCGCCCTGGCCGCCCTCTTTAGGGCTGATAGGGCGAAGCACCGTGACTAGCTGGCCTCGGTGCGCGCTGTAGGCGGGCAGCGTGACGAACCGCTCGGGGTAGGCGAAGTAGTAGCGCTCGCCGATCTTGACGTTGTCAGGAAGGCTCATTGTGGAAACGCCACGAGATCAAGACCATCCTCGGAATGCGTCCAGCCTTCCGCCTCGACCCACAGGATGCGATTGACGAGGCCATCGTAGGGCAGCACTTCCCACAGAGCATCGATCGCTTCCTTGTTGCCGCTCTTCGCCGCATCATCATCGGAGAACTTCACGTCACCGGCGTCCGGGCAATCGACGCGCTGAATCTGCAGGCCGCCGTCGTCGGAGTTGGTCTCGAAGACGTCCCAGGCTTCGCCTCGCTTGGCGGTTTTCATCACGCGCCTCTGTAGGCAAGTGCTGCAGCCCGCGCCACGGCCGAATCGACGACAACCACTTCACGGTGTTGATCCACCGAGAACGAACCGTCCAGATAGACGGCGTCGTGCAGGCGCGTGAACCGACCGTCCGCGTCCAACATGAAGCTGGCGCAGGCGCCGGGCATCAGGAAGTAGTCCCCGGGCCGCAGGTCGCGGACTTTGACTATAGCTACGGTTCTCATGCCGCCGCCAGCATTGGTTGCTGCGAGCGCAGGAACTCGAGCGCGAGCTTCCTCGGGTCGACGCGCGAGTTGGGCTTGTACTCCCGAGCAACCATAAGACGCAAAAATCGCTGTGAAAGCATGTGCGGCGATTTATAGTCCACGCGAATCTTCAGCGGGTTCGCCACGTGGCTGCAGAACTTCACGCGCCAAACGCCCTTGCCACCGGCGCGCGCCGGGTTCGCTTGATTCGGGTAGTAGACGAGCGAGGCTTGGATCACGGCGCGCTCAGGACGTCGGTGTTGAGGTTGTGATGCTGCCCCAGCTCCATCAGCGCCTCGCGCCACGTGTCGTGGCCGCGGTTGTCGTGGACCTGCTGCAACTCGCCGATGAAATGCAGGTGCTCCGTCAGGCCGATGCGCTCCCACATCTCGGCAAAGCGCTTGTTTCTCTCGGCATGCTCGGGCCTGGGGTCGACGCAACCCTCGGCGATCGCTGGCACGGAAAGCCCTTCGAAGTCGCTGCTGTACTCGTCATCCGGAATCAAAACGCCGGCAGCGCACTTGGTAGCTTGGCGGCCTCGGTACGCGCAGCCGTTCGTCACAGGCGAACGCTCGTCGCCCACAGCCTTCACGCCCTGCTTCAGCAGGTGCGCCGCCACGGTATTGAAAATTTCTTGCTTGTCCATCAGATGCTCTCCTCAGTTGATTCGCGTGATGCGGAAAAACTTGAACGGCTCGGACTTCATGTCCGACAGCAGCCCGTAGCAGGTCTGCACCTTCCACTTGCCCGGGGCGCGAGCCTCGAGCCGCCGCAGCGTCAGATCCAAATGGACCATGTGGTGGTCGGTGTCGTTGTCGGGGACCAGCAGGCTTTTGCCCGGCACTAGCTGCAAGCAGTGCCACGGAATCGAGCCTCGCAGATACGAGCCAGCCTTACGTCCTCGCTTGCCCATCGACGCTCTCCTCAGTTGTTCCCGGGAACAAATCCGGGCATGTCGTTTACGCGTCCCCTGCCTCCACCATCGCCAGCATGAAGCCGAGCGCCACAATGCGTTCGTGCGTCGCGCGCGAGGACATCAGGCCGAAAAACCCTTCATGATGTTCCAGAAAGGGCGCGGGCTCGGGTTGGAAAAGATCGCGGAAAGCCTGTGCGGCGCGCGACGGCTCAGCGAGGAAAGAACGCCCTTGCGCGGTCTCAATCGCATTACAAGCGAAACCGATCGTATGGTTGTCGTAGCCGCGCTCCATGCCCTCCATCAGGTCGATGGCCTTGGCGTAAATTTGAGCGGGTTTCATCGCGCCGCCTCCACCCACCGAATAGCGGCGTTGATCGTCGCCTCGTGTTCGACGTACTCGGCGATGACCTGCGCTCGCGTCTTGCCGCTTTGCCCGTGCTGCTCTTTCATCTGCGCGGACGTCATCCCGGCAAAGGCGCGCTTGGCTCGTGCCAGATCGTCGCCGCGCATGTCCTCCAGCGCGCGGATGGCAAGCTGTTGGTGCTCGTTCACCGCTACCGCCCGGCGGAAGCGTTGCCGCCGCGCTCGTTACAGTCGAAGCGCTTGAAGCCGTCGCTGTCGATGTACGAGGGCTTGCCGCCGGTGCCGAAGCACATGGCGGCATGCTTGTCGATCGAGGACGGGCCGAAGGCGGCGCAGCCGGAGAGGAACGAGACGGCGAGAATCAGTACGAGTTTTTTCATGGTGAATCTCCTTAGCTATATTGGTTAAAAAAGTCTTCGGGAAGAGGAACCTGGATGCTCTCGTCCTTCGCAAGCTCGGCGCACATGCAGAGCATCAGGATCCTGCCTTCGTGGGCTTCACGCACGGCTTCGTGGTATTTGGGTGAGGAGCTGAAGTTCATGCCCCAGTAGGACCAAGATCTGACTGCGCCGTGAGTGCTCTTCCCGTTGCGCGCGTGCGTTTTGAAGTGACGGTACATAAATTGGTCGGCGTCGTACCAACTCACGCCGAGCGCGTTAGCGGCCGTGATCAGCGAGAAGCAGGCGCCGTTGTGTCGGTCGGGCACGGTCTGTTCGAGTAGCTGCGCCGCTTTTTCAAAGAGGCGCGACAGGTCGTTGGCTTTTCTCATGACTCTCTCCTCAGTTGGCCCGATTGTTCCCGGGAACAAATCTTACGGTGTCGGTTGACCCTCGGTACAGAGCGGCTGGCCCTCGGGACAGCAATGATTGATCTCGCGCGCGCACTTCCTGCAGTAGAACGCGCGCATCACACGGTTCCACCAGGTCGCCGGCCGCGTTGGGCAGGCGGTGCGATTGCACTTGCCCAGGTAAACGCCTTTGTCCGCTACATAGGTCGTGGTCATGAAGCTCTCCTCGGCACAGGGCGCATTGCGTTCCAGACGAACAGCAGCAGAAGCACCACCGTCGCCGCTATCAGCAGCGCGCGCCGCACGGCTTAGAAGCCGAACTCACGCAGCAGCGCCGCGATGTCGAGCGGGGGCACTCCGACCTCGTCGTTAAGCACGGCGATCAGACCGAGCACGCTCAGCGTGTCGGCGCTCTCCTCGCTCATGAAGCCGCCGTACTGGAAGCGCGCCTCGGCCGCAAGGTTCAACGCCCTGCGGGTCTCGGTGCAGCCGGGGAAGTGTTTTTCCATCGAGTCGCCGAACTCCTCGCCGATAACCTGATTCCATTCGGTCGCCGCAATAAGCTCGACCTGCTCCCGCGTGACGATGCCGGCGCCAAGAACACCCATGCCCATCGTGCACGCCTCGATCGGCCCGTTCGGCTCGAATTGGGCAAACAGGTTGAACGCGGTAGGCGTGGCGAGCGGAAAGCCCGCCTCGATCGCATCGGATAGCTTCATGATCCTCTCCTCAAAATTGTTCCCGGGAACAAATCAGAACTGGTAGTTGAGACCGAAGAGCCAGGTCTGCGCCGGCCCCGCGATGCCCGCCGTGACCGGCGTGTGCTGCGTCGTGCGGAAGTAGTAGCGCGTGCCGGCGTGGCAGCCCCACTTCGAAGGCAGCAGGCCGAAGCAGCGATCCACGCGCACCGTCGCGCCCACCATTGGGCTCAGGAAGTAATCGGACCGCTGGTCGACGTCCATGCGCCACGGGCATTCGGTGCCCGAGCAGCCGATGTTGTGCACCTGCTCGCTCCAGCTCACCCGATACAGCAGCACACCACCTTCCGCCTCGAGCGCGACAGGGCCAAGCTTGAACAGCTCCGCCGTCAGCGAGAAGTTGACACCATGATTGATACCGCCGTCGCCGTCCCATTCGTACATGCAGTTGTTGTCGTTGAACGCGAGCGGGCATAGGGGCCGCCGCGGATCGAGCGAGTGGTCGCGCTTCGTGCAATCGTCCAGCGGGCACGTCGTGGCGCGAGCTCGGGTGTGCGCCCAGCCGATGTGCACGAGGCGAGCCGACACGCCGAAAACGGAATTCAGCTTGTACGACAGCCCCGCTTCCCAGCTCTTGTTGTCCTTGTAGGTGCTCGGGTTGTCGTGATCGGGCTGCCACCACATGCCGGGCGGCGAGCGCTCGAAGCGGCCCTGGCCGAGCGAGAACTCCACCCGCCAGCGCGTGTCCTTCCACGCTTCGGGGCTCAGCGTCTGGCCGTAGGCCGGCAGCGACACGAGGAATAAGATTGCAGCACCAACAGCCGCTAGCGCGGCGTAGATCAGTTTCATGACTCTCTCCGCAGTTGTTCCCGGGAACAGACCCGGGGCACGTCCTTACGACTTCAGATACTTCAGATACTTCAGATCTCGCTGGAACTTGAGGCTTCGAGCTTCATCGACGGTAAGACCGATAAAGTCCTCGGGCTTGAAGCTGATTTCGTCGGGGAAGTAATCGAACAGGCGCTGCTCTGCGCCATCTTCAGTCGTGACGTAGACGACCGGCATAGGATCGAACAGCGAGCGCGGTTGATCGGTGATGCGTGCGCTGGTGATTCTCATAGCACTCTCCACAGTTGTTCCCGGGAACAAATCCCCGGGCCTTCGTCAGACTCTTACTAGTGCCCCGTAGTCGTCGACAACGTTCAGATACGGCTTCGGCCCGTGCGCTGGCTTGACCATGAACACCACATAAAAACGCACGTCGGCCAGGCACTTCTGCCAGGCGACAAACCGAAACGCGCAGACAGGCCCTAGGGTTTGCATTTGCGCCATCAGATATCCCTCAGCGCATCGCGCGCTTCCTTCTTCGTGTTGTAGAAACTCCACGACGTGCAGTCGAGATAGCCCGGCGCCGACAGGCGCGCGAAGTAGCCCTCACAGACCTCGATCGCAAGGATGGTGCGGCCCTTCACGTAAGCCGAAAGCCTTGAACGGAATACTTCAAAGACTTCACGATCAGCGCGATGCTTCCCCTCGCTATCCGTCTCCAGAAGGATCGGTTCGCCGCTCTTTAGCCAATCCGGCACGCTCACGACGTCGCCCGGCACGAAGCAGGCGCCAGCGTCGCGCGTCTCGACGGACCAGCCGCGCATCTTTTCGGTGATCTGGTTTTCTAGATGGCTCACGGCTTCACCTTGGCCTTGTCCAGAGCAGCGCGCGCCTCGCTCAGAACTTCACCAATCGTGATCGCGCCGCACGCATGCCACTTGCCGAAATCCGTGCCTGAGCTTTGAGCCGATGCGCGCTTGAGAAGCAGCTCGAGCGCGGCAATCAGGTCGGGCACCGCGGCGATCGCGAGCGCATCCGCCTCGCCCGCGTCCCGCTCCTGTTCGTTGTAGTAGCTGAGAACAGCGATGCCCGCGACGTCAGGTCCATCGATAATCCAGCAGTGATTGCCGCGCACATCGGTGTCCTTGCGCGCCTTCCAGGGACCGCGAGACAGGAGGCTCACGGCTTCACCTTGGCAAGGATGGCCTGCGCGTCCTGCACTAACCAGACGAGGCTTTCGACGGCATCGGCGCCGTTGATTTCGTCGTCGGTGTCCACCTTCTTGCCCCACGTGTCGACGAGGCCTTGCGCGAGCGCAAGCAGGTCTTTGTTTTCGCGCTCCAGCCGTTCGGTGTCATCCACGCGTCCGGCGTTTTCCGCGTCAAGCGCCTTCACGAAGCCGGGGGTCAGGCGGGCCGTGTCGATGCCCTCACACGCCTTGGAAAGCCTGCCGAGATCCTGCTCCGTCTTCACGAGCTTCGCTCGAATTTCGTGCGGCGAGAGAACGCATTCCTCGCACGGCGCATACGGCCCGGACAGCTTGACGTTCAGCGGATGCTGGAGCGTGCCGTGGCCGATGATCTCTATGCCCTCGGGCAGCACCGCAACGGTGACGCCAAGTAGGTGAGCCGACCCGTCCTCGCAAACCACCGCCGTAACGGTGAAGCTGTGCCGGCTGACGATCGTATTTGGATTGCTCATGACGCCCTTCAGCGACGCACGCAGCCACACTGCCGGCGCTGTGCACAGGCTCCAGACGTTCAGCGGCACGTCACGCAGGCCGACCTCGTGCCCCACGTAGACCAGCACCGCGGCGATGCCCGCGCCGGCGACGAGCATCAACGCAACAACGATTGTGTCTTGCTTCATGACTCTCTCCTCAGTTGTTCCCGGGAACAATTCCGGACACTAAAAAACGGCTTTACTCGGATCGTCGGTCAGCGCAAGGATCGTGGAATCTGCGTCGCGCGGATCGGGATCGCCCGCATCGATGTTGTCTTGGTCTATGAGGATAAAGTCCACCGGCTGATCCGCGCTCGCTCCCTGCACCACGCCGCCGCTCACATAGACGACAACGCGGTTGCGGTTGACGAACGGCTCGACCACCAAGTCCACGCCGGCGCTGTAAAGGTCGGAACTATGCTCGCGAGTCCAAACCTCACCGAATATTTCCCCGCCGCATTGCTTCCATCCTCGCGCCGCGGCTGCAGCATCAGCTTCAGCTTCCGTACGCGCCGCGATCCAGCGAGTGTCGTTTTCGGGGCCAGGAAATGCGGGATCGGTGTACTGGAAAATCTTCATCGCTCTCTCCTCAGTTGGTGCCCCGAAATGTTCCCGGGAACAAATTCAATTCGACTACCCCTGCGGTCCGCTGACCTGACAGATCAGCTTCCCCGTGGTGTCAGCCAGAGCGCGTAGCGGCCGCGCCGCAGGGTTGTACTCGAATTGAATTCGGCTGCGCACAGGCGCAGAGGACCCGCATCGCGGGGCGAAGTGTCCGTAGACGCCTCGCTTGTCGTACACGCGCCGTGCGCCGGCGCGCAGCCGAATTGAAATGGTGCAGTGGCTAGGACTCGAACCTAGAAAAGGCCTTGCAACCCGCGTCTACCAATTCCGCCACCACTGCTTTAGAAACTTTTGCGAAGAACGAAATACCAGTTCTGGCACAGCGCCGGCATCATCCACGCGAGCGCATCGTCCACGGCATCGAGCGCCGCGCACCATGCCCGCGAATCGCGGACCACGCGCGGCAAGCGATTGAACGATGCGCGCGGCAGGATGTGATAGCGCCCCTCTTCGACCACGCCAAAACAGCGTTCACGAAACAGAGCCAGCGCCTCGGCGCGCGAGTAGCGCCGCTCGTGCACCGGCTTTCCGAGCTTGCCGCGAATCCATTCGAGCCACGACGTGCGATTCGGCAGGTGGAAAATCAGCAGCAAGCCGCCGGGCTTCAAAACCCGTTCGAGCTCGGCAAGGGATGCAGCCTCGCTGCCGCCCCGCTCGTAGACATGCTCGAGCACGCCGACGCCGAACACGGCATCGAAGGTGCCGCTTTCATAAGGCAGCGCGGTTACGTCGGCGCCGCGCGTGAAAGCGACCGGCGCATAGCTCAGCAATTTTGGCCGCTCGTCCAGCGCGTAGGAGTCCACCTTGAACTCATGCCACGCGAGAAAAAACGAAAAGTGGCCGTTCCCGCATCCCCAATCGAGAACGCGATCGGACGGGCGCAGGACTTCAAGCGCCTTGCCGTACACCAGCCGCTCCTGGGCGCACATCACGCGCGAGCTGAACTGGTGCGCCTTATGGCACGCGCCGGCGCTGCGGGCGATGTCGTAAATCAGCATGCTCATAAGGGTATCAGGCCTCGTCCGCTGCTTGCAGCGCGTCGCCCGCCAACTCCCGGCACTCGTCGCCGGTCAGATGATGCCCGCTCAGGTGTTTCAGCGCCTTGACCAGGTTCTGATACTGAACCGCGGCATGCGCGAGGTAGGCGGCATCGACCTCGTCGTCGCACATGGCCGCGACGGGGATGGGCCAGCCGCGAGCGTGAACAACGTAATAGTTGGACGCGTTGTCGCGCACCGCGAGCGCCGATTTGAACGGCAGCGGCGTTTTGGGTTGGTGCTTGACGTCGCTCACGACTGCCCCTTGGGCGCCGGGCCAGGTATCCATTCGGTCTGCCGACCCTCCCGGTGCGCGAGCGCCATGAACCCTTGTCCGCGAACGGCGGGCGCACTCAGCAAGCGGTGCCGGCGCCTGTCCGAGCGCATATCGAGATGCTCCTCGTAGGAGCTGCCAACCACGGTGACGTTAATCCAGTCCTCACTCACGACTGCCCCGTCTCGTTCAGGCGCGTGGCTTCGACCTGCGCCGCGTCCCGCGTTGGGTACGTGCCGCCGACGTAGTCCTGCGCATCCACGTCGAATACGAGAAAGGGCGGATACTCGCCGTCGCCCATGAGGTTGGCGTCCTCGTTGGGGAACTCGTGCCCGTCCACCACGTAGCGCACCTCCACGCCGTTCTCGATGGGCCAGAGGCTTTTGTCCGGGGCGTTGTTCACTGCTGCCCCGCAATCGCCCGCAGGGCTGGGCCGTCCGCTTGGAACCCGAACGGCTCGTGGCCGTGTTCCGGGTGGCGAACCTCTTTCACGACGGCGCCGGCGCCAAGGTTGCGAGCGGCGATGCAAAACGTCGCCATGTCCTCGCCTTCGCACAGGAACCGTCCGTTAAAGCTCAGCTCGTACCAGCCCGGCGTGCCAGCTTGGGAGCGGTTCATCGCGCCGCCCGGCGCAGGGAGTTGAGCCAGGCCACGGTCAGCGCGTGGCGCTGCGCCAGTACCTCACGGCGCGACCAGTCACGCCGGCTGCGTCTGCGTCCGAATTCACCCATTGGCGCTCTCCTCAGTTGAGGTCCCCGGAATTGTTCCCGGGAACAAAAGAACGGGGCCGAAGCCCCGAAAAAGAAATGTAGCAAGAAACTGAATTATAAAGGTTCTTAGCATGTGAGGTCAAGGGTTCAACGTGACATGTAAGTGACCTGAGGGACATTTTCCGGCGCAAGGTGTTGATGCGCTTACGGAATCGGAAAAGGGCCGAGGTTTGAAACTTTTTCGGACCCTCTAAATGTATAGGGGCCGGGGGACGGCTTGGAGATCGACGCCCAGCCTGTGGATAAGTCGGCTAGGCGAGCATAAGTGCTTGATATGCTACAAAGCACGAAACAGGAATGCAAAAATAAATGTGTGAGGCCTATACCCCAATCGTTGAGACCTTTAGAAATTAGGAGCGAGGACAATATAGATTAAGAGTAGTTATTAAGTATCTCTATATTGGAGTGTTTTTAGTGAGCTTGCTGCGGCCGCGTACGCTTAAAGGTAACTTTGTGAGTAGGGGATTGGTTTGGACAAAGCACAAGTTGTGCCACCTTGCCTCGCCCGCCCCGCGCCCCGGCACCGAATCAGACCGGGATGGCGTACCAGTCGGTGTCGGTGTCGGGGCTTCAATTCGTGAACCAGCCTATAGGCTGGTTTCGAGGCCGCAAAACCAGCCTATAGGCTGGTTTAATACCCTGTTGTTGTCGGGGGAATTCAGGTTTTGGATGCAGCTCGCGCGAGGATCTCGGCTCGGCGCGGGCCGTGGGCGACGGTTCCTGTCGCCTTCGCCTTCGGTGTCGGTGTCGGGGATCGGCCTTTGTTGCTGTCGGGGAAGAACAGCTTTTCGATCTGCCTCATCCGCGCCCGCTGCTTCGCCGCCCTCTCGTACAGGCCGTGCTTGTGGGCCAAACGGATGATGCGCTTGCTTCCCCACCATTCCAGCAGCAGTTCTCTGCGCCATTCCTGCGTCATCGTGAGCGTGGCCGAGGACATGCTAGTTCGGCTTGGTCGAGGCGTTGGGCGTCCAGATCACGCCTACACCGTACTGCTCGACATAGGCCACCTTGCCCGCGGCGACGCGCCGTTGCGCGATCTTGATGGCGGTCGACTCCTTGGGCGTCATGCGGCCGATGCGCGTTGCCACGCCCTCGGTCAATTGCATTGCGTAGTACATGGTTTCTCCTCAGTTGTTCCCGGGAACAAATTCAAGCCGGGTGCACTAACCTGCGCGTTCCGCTATTTCTGAATGGTTCGCGCGGCGGGCGCAGGGTGCTGCATCCAGGTAAATGATTGGGCCGGTTCTAGCGGCTTTACTTGTTTCATTTTCTCGGGCTCCTATGCGGCGTGGGGCACGGTACGGGCTGCACTAACAGCAGGCCGTCAACGTCCCGGATTCGAATGCCGAATCGAATCGAAGGTGAATTTCGACCGCGGTGGCGCAGCGCGTATTGAGCCCGCGCGTTGATCTGGTCGATCCAGACCTGCCAGCTTGGCCGGCGCAGGTAGCGCTTCGACGCGAAGTCGTAGCGGGCATGCGTTTGGATTACGAGCCGGATCTCGGCTTGGATCGGACTCGGGCTCAAGCTGCCCGCCCCTGCGCGTGGAACGTGCCGCGCCGCGGACCGTTGAGGCCGATGATGCGACGCGCGTCGACCTTGGGCGCCGGCTCGATTGCTCTGTGTATCAGGGCGCATAGCGAGGCAGGGAAATGCACCTGTAGCGTGATGCGCGAGAAATCGCGGAATTGCAGCGCTGTGGCTTCGCCCGGTACAGCGGTGAACTTCGAGCCGCGGACCACGCCCATGTCTCGGATCGCGGATTGAAACAGATTGTCCGCTCGCGCCGTATTGCCTCGGGCGCACATCTCGTGCAGTCGCGAGAGCTCGAGCACTTCGAGCTTGAACAGCTCGACCAGCTTGGGTCTGGATTCCATGACCTCTCCTCAGTTGTTCCCGGGAACAATTACCCGGGATTCGAAATTCTTCGGCTTTGAATCGCGCCGCTGATTTGCGCCTTGACGATGGCACCCTGCGCTTCGATGAATGCGGCCTCGCGGTCGCACGCGAGGACTGCCCGATGGGAGAGCAAGCTCAGCCTATCTAGCGCCGCGCAATTAATCCGAGGCAGGCAAGATGCGCGGCACTGTTCGCGCGCTCGAATCGCTTCCTTCGGCGTTTGGAATTTTTCCATGACGCTCTCCACAGTTAGTGCGTTGCCGTCGCCCACATCAGGTACCACCACGCCGGCGCGATCCAATCGAGCGCGCCGTCATGCTCGACGGGCTTCGCCACGGCAGCAAATAACCGATCAAGCTCAGCGTGTGACACGTGGTGAACGATTTGCATGCCCTGCTCCACAGTTGTTCCCGGGAATAAATCCCGAGACAGAACTACCGCCGGGTTACAGCGTTCCGGCTGCGCTTAGGCGTCCCTTGGCACGCTGTGCCTGTTGTTCAAGGACTGCGCTGATATCCAAATTCCATCTCATGACTTCGGCTTTGTCGGCTCCCCTAACCTCGCCACGGCTCCGCGAGTACAGGCCTTGCCTGGGTGTGCCACTCCGCCGGAATAAACGTCACCGGCTCTTCGGATGGTCGGTCAACTGCCCGTAGGTGCCCATCAGCACTTCAAACGAAATTCAGATCACGCTCAGGTTCAGCGCGCGCTTCGCAACCTTGCGCGCCTTGGCTAATGCTGCCTGCTCGCTCTCCGCAGTCACGCAGAAGCGAATGGTTCGCATCGCGTACACGGCTTGAATTCGAAATGACATGACGCTCTCCACAGTTTGTTCCCGGGAACAAAATCAGATCCGGGTTCAGAATCAGATTCAGATTCAGCTCCTAAATACGTCACCGGCACATATTTGGGATATACGTCCCTGGGACGTATTCCCCCACAACGACAACGCGCGCGCACGCAAAAGAGCCCCGACACCGAAACCGACACGCTCCCTGTCGTTGTCGGGGCGCGCAATTCAATGCCCGCGCCGGCGCGTCCCCCAAACTCGGACCACGCGGTACCCGGGCAAGCCCTTGACCAGGTCCTGCGCCTCCGCCATCGTCGCGCCCTGCATCGCGCGATCCGCCGTAACCCAAATGTCGCCACGCACGCGCCGCTCGACCTGCCAGTGCGGGCGCTGTTCCCCTTGCAGCGTGCGGATTAGGTCGCGCTCGTCACGCTGAGCCGCGATCGCTTCCAGCACGCCGTAGGCCGTGGCGTAACCGATCGAGCCTGCCGCTCGCACCCTGCCATCGCGCTCGCGCATCTCTTCAAATCCGCGGCGCTTTCCGATGTGCTTATCTTCCATCGCACTCCCCTTCGATTTGTTCCCGGGAACAAATTCCCAGGAATCTCTCAGCGACACAGCAAAGCCCGACGGCCGCAGTAATCTGCGCCCGCTTTAGTCTAAGCGCGGCCATGACACGCGCCCGCCGGACTTTGCTCTGTCGCCTCTCCTACCCTGCCGTTTTGGCGAACGCCGCTTCCTGAGCGGCTATCACTCGCTCTAAGTGATCCTCCACAACGTGCGCCTTTCCTTTCGCATTCGCGTGCAACGCTTCGCGCAGAAGCTTCAAATCGTCCGCGATGCGCCCGCGATGCGCCCGCGTAGCGTGCCAAGTGCGTCTACCGCGTCTAGCATGTTGCGTTCTCCCGTTGACCCTGCTGAATGTTCCCGGGAACAACCGGAGACATTCGGCAGGGTCCGCTTTCGCGGACCCTGGAAGCCTTACGCGGCCTTTTTTACCTCGGTCCGCACGGCCAGCTCGGCCTGCGCGGCCTTGCTCGCCTCGTAGACGTCCGCCACGAATTCCTCGCGCAGCGCTTTCCCTTGGTCGCTCGCCTCGTTCATCATGAGGAGAGCGAGCTTGACCACATCGCGCGGTTCCGCGAGCTTGTACTGCGGCTCCGTCCCGGCGGGCGCCGTGCTGCTCTCGTCGCTCTCGTCGGCGGGCGCCTTGCTCTCTTTCGCTAGCACACCCTTGGCCTTGGGCTTGCCCTCTCCGTCCAACAGCTTGACCTTGGCCTTCAGCGCCTTGCGGATGGTGCTTTTCGCGCTGCGGTAGGCCGTGACTTTGAGCAAGTCGGGTTCCGCGTTCTCCATGCCTTCGAAGGTGCAGCCCGTGGTGACGTGAGCGACGCAGGTTGTGAAAAAGTCGCCCGCGATTTCCACGGCCAGCAGGCCGTACCCGAGCAGTTCCGCTGCGGCCGCCTTTTCCTTGGCGGTATTCGTTGCCACTTCGCTTTCCGGCTTGGCTTTCATGGTGTTTCCTCTCTTCACAGTTGGTGCGTTGAACAGTTCAACGCGATGACTCAGTATCGTCTGTTCGTTGACCCCTTGTCAAGGGGGTCAACAAAGTTTATTTCTACCGCTCCAGCCCTACGAGGATCGCCACGAAGGCGAGCACGACAGAGGCAACGCTACCGGCCAGCAGCGCAAGCTGCGCCGCTAGCGCGTTGGCCGTGTCGGGCGCTGTGTCGTGCACGTAGGCAAACGCAAGGAACATGATGGTTGCAACGGCGCTGCCCGCAAGGCTGACCGCGCCGCAGACCGCTTGCCTGCGCGCGCGCTTGAAGGCTGCGGAATGCGGGTGCAGGTAACGGGAGTAGTGCATGGTGGTTGACCTCTTCACAGTTAGTAACGCTGTCGCTGCAACGTATGACAACAGCATAAGCTACGCAATGAGGGGACGTCAATAGGATGCGTGCGATTGTTCCCGGGAACAAAAGGGAGGGTGCCGCCAGCGTTGCCGGGCAGGCTGACGGGTACACTTTATTGGAGGTAAAGCGCCTGGGGTGCGCCCAGGTCCGTTCCGCGAAATTTTGAAATCTGGAAACTATTTTGAAACTTTTATAAGGAACGCGTAGAATTATGCCGTTGGCATACTACAAAAAGAGGCATACAAATGCCCGAGAAACAGATGTCTCCGCAGCTCGCTCGTTATTACGCAAAGCGTGACGAGATACTCGAGCAGCAGAAGGCCTACAGGGACGCGAATAAGTCTGCCTGCCAAGAGCGGGTTCGTAAGTGGTACACGAAAAACAAGAAGACTCCGGCTCTTAAGGAAAAGCAGCGCGCGTACTACCGGCGGCGCAAGGCCGCGGGAGTCAAGCCAAAACCAACCACCTCTGAGCAAAAGGTTGCGCAAAGAGCCTACAAGCGTGAATACCACAAAAGGAACTACAGCGACCCCGCAAAAAGGGAGAAGGCCAAGGCGCAGTCGCGCGCCTGGCTTTCGGCGAAGCGAAGAGATGACCCGGAGTATTTGAGGGCTCTAGCCCGTCGTTGGGCAAAGAAAAACCGCGCCAAAATCGCAGCGTGGTCAATGCGAAGACATGCCTCCAAACTGCGCGCCACACCAGCGTGGGCTGACCACAAGGCGATCGAAGATGTTTACGCGCTCGCCGAGATGATGACAGGTCTGCTTGGACGGCCGTATCAGGTGGATCACATCGTCCCGTTGCGCAGCCGGCTGGTTTCCGGACTGCACGTTAGCAACAATCTTCAGGTGATCTCGGCCGAGGAAAACAATCTCAAGAGTAACAAGGTGTGGCCGGAGATGCCTAATTAATCTCTAGCTATGAGAGATGTCCTCATGTAGAATTATGACGTTGGCATAACAATAAGAAGAACAAAATTGCCGATCAAATGCCCGAAGTGCGGTAGCGAGAAGCTGGTCAAGGACGGCACGGCGCACGAGAACGCGCAGCGCTGGAAGTGCCAGAGCTGCAAGGACTGGGGCGGCACACAGCCGATCGGCAAGGAAAGCGTGCAGGCCGAAGGCATCGACAAGAAGCTCGTTGCCCGGCTGCACGAGCGACTACTCAAGGCAACGCGCGTCGTCATCACCTCCGCGCAGAACGCGACGCCGGGGTTCGGGCCAGGTCTGAAGAGCCTGCTCAACTACTGCAAGGTGCGAGACGCGCTGCTGCTCGTCATCCCGTACCGCTACAAGAACGCCACGTCGCAATGGACGGAGAAGAACCAAGCCGACGATTGGTGGACGGCCGAGCTGATGCCGCACCTGTACAACCGCCGGCACAGCCTGAACAAGCACCTGATGATCCTCGGCGACATCATGACGCAGCCCACGGCCACGTCGCCGCTGCAGGGCTTCGAGACGATCTCGGGTCGGCAGTCCGCGATCATCGGCCACCCGAAACTGCAGTTGAAGTGCGTGCCGACACCGCAGGCGAGTCTGCCGAAGATCCTTACGACGTCGTGCGCAATCACGCAGAAGAATTACGTGCAAGCGAAGGCGGGCAAGAAGGGTGAGTTCCATCACACCTTCGGCGCGTGCGTCGTCGAGCTCGACGGCGACACCTTTCACATGCGCCAGATCAACATGATGAAGGACGGCTCCTTCATCGACCTCGACACCGAATACGACGGCGACAGAGTCGAGAGCGGGATACGGCTCGAGGCGCTGACGATGGGCGACACGCACGAGGAGTTCGTGTCGCCCGACGTCGTAACCGCGACGTTTGGCAAGGGCGGCATCGTGCCGACGCTGAAGCCGAAGAAGCTGGTGTGGCACGACCTGCACGATTTCTACTCGCGCAACCACCATCACCGCGGCAATCCGTTTACGCAGATCGCCAAGCAGCGCGCCGGCATGGACGACGTCGAGGCGGGGCTGCGGAAAACTTTCGCATTCCTGGACAAGCACACGCCGGTCGGCGTCGAGTCGATCGTCGTGAAGTCGAACCATCCAGACGCGCTTGCGCGCTGGGTCAGGGAGGCGGACTGGAAGACGGATCCGGTCAACGCGACGTTCTACCTGCGCACTGCCCTTGCGATGACCGAGGCGGCGCAGATGACGTCGGTCGGCGCGGAGACGCTCGACCCGTTCAAGATGTGGGGCCAGAAGTGGCTGAAGTCCGTCTCCCGCGTTCGGTTCCTTGGCACCGGCGAGAGCTACATGATCAAGGGGATCGACAACGGCTTCCACGGCCACGAGGGTGCGAACGGCACGCGCGGCACGCTGCTGCAGTTCGACAAGGTCGGCGCGCGGACGAACACGGGCCACGGCCATTCACCGGGGATTGAGGGCGGCGCGTGGCGCGCGGGTACGTCGACGGGCCCCCTCGAGTACAGCGGCGGCGGCCCGAGCTCCTGGCTGAACACGCACATCATGGGCTACCGGAACGGCAAGCGTTCGCTCGTGAACTGCATCGGCACGCAGTGGCGCGCATGACCAAGCGCAGCCTGGCCGCTGTGATGCGCCGCATCGCCAAGGGCAAGACCAGCCGGCGCGCCGCCGCGCGCGCCCTGAAGGTCGGTGTTCGGCAGGTGAATCGCCTGATGCTCGCGCATGGCGTGCAGCGCCCGATGAGCGCGGCAGCCGAGGAGCGAGACCTTGCCCATGCGGAGGCCGAAGAGCGGCGCTCCATGCGGCGCGACAACGCGCAGGTCGTGATCGACGGCAACCAGGACGTCGCAGACGCAGCGATCAACGCCGGCTGCAGCGAGAGAACCATCATGAGATGGGTCAAAAAGCTCTCGAAACCGAGCAAAAAGCCTCGGAAATCGCGCAAACCGCGCCGGAAATCGCGATAAACCGATGGAAAACACTAAAAAGCCGGGCGTTTTGTTCGAAACGCCGGCAAAAACGGGTGGATCTAGCCTTTTCGACGCCTCCAAGCTGAACCAGCCGATTCGGCCCGCTGGCGCCGCGTCGACGATCGGCGCCCTCGCGACGATGACCCTTGCCGAGCTGCTCGAGCTGCGCGCGGCGGTCGATTCACACCTGCCGGCGCGCTCGCTCTCGGAGCTGGACCTCGAAGAGGAGGTTTTGCTGCAGTTCGCGCGCACGAAGGGCCTGTACGACGACGTGATCAAGGACGACAAGACGCCGGCGAACCAGCGCGCGCAGGTAGCGAACTCGTGCACGGCGATCCTCGACCAGCTCATCAAGATGCAGAAGGCGCTCTACTCCGCCGAGCGCGTGAAGGCGATCGAGGGCGCGCTGATCCGCACGCTGAAGGAGTTTCCGGAGGCACAGCAGACGCGCTTCTTCGAGCTCTACGAGCGCGCCCTGTCGAACATCGCGGCGCCGGGGGCGAAATGACCCTGTACGCCCTCTACCTCGCGCTCGAGAGCGCGCTGCGCGGCCCGCGCGTGCCGCCGACGGGCGTATCGCCGGTGACGCCATGAGCGACACGCCGGTCTCGGACGCCATGAAGCACAACATGGGCAGCCTCTCCGATCCGCACTACGTCGTGGACCTTGAGGTGGCCCAAGGCATCGAGCGGCAGCTTATGGAACTGCGCCGCAACCCACTAGGAAAGCCGGTGGCGTGCCCGAAGGGCTGTAAGGGCGGGATCGACTTTCGCTTCGGCGGCGGCGCGCAGGGCTTCAACACCTGCGTGCCGTGCGGCCAGCGGTGGCGGCCGTGAAGTGCTGCGATGGTTCCGGGTACATCAAGACCGACATCGGCTGTGGCGGTTACATAGGCAGGCGCTGCCCGACCTGCTCGGCCAAGTTCCCTAAGCTGCGCGTGCCCTGCACCTTCCCGCGCTGCGCGTGCGACTGGGGCTGCACGGCAGCGCAGATCGAGGTGCACATCAATCGACCCGCGCTGCGCGCGAAGCCGCCTCATAAAGGCCTCGCCCGGTTGTTCTGGCCGATCTATTGGGCAGGACGGCTGTTCTTCACGGCCAAGGCCGCGCTGCGCTCGAGGCGGCCGTAATGGACCGCGCCGCCGCCGACCACTACGACCGCGTCAAGTCCTCGGTGATGAGCTCGCACAGCTTGCGCACCGCGGCGACCTGGATCACGGAGAACACGTTCTTGAAGGGCGAGCCTTACTCGTACCTTGACCACGAGTTTCAGGAGGTCATCGTTTCCGACCCGAGCCGCGAGAAGAACGTCCGGAAGTGCTCGCAGATAGGGATCTCCGAGCTGTTTGCGCGCGTCGGCCTCGCCCTTGCGAACATTCTCGACTCGTCCACGACGATCTACACGCTGCCGACCGCGGACTTCGCGAAGAACTTCGTCAAGACGCGTATTGACCCGACCGTTCAGACGAGTCCGAAGCTGAAGGCAGCATTGAACTCGACCGCCGACAACATGCAGATCAAGCAGTTCGGCACGAGCTTCATCTACTACAAAGGCACGATCGGCCAGAGCGCGGCGATCTCGGTGCCGGCCGACGTGCTGATGCACGACGAGTGGGACTTCTCCGACCTGCAGATCGCGTCGAACTACGAGTCTCGCCTGACGCACTCGAAGCACAAGCTCAAGTATAAATTCTCGACGCCGACGGTGGGCGCGTTCGGGATCTCGGCTGAGATGGACGTCAGCCGGCGCTTCTTCAATATGGCGAAGTGCGGCCACTGCAACGAGTGGTTCCTGCCGTCGTACTTTCAGCACGTCCACATTCCAGGCTTCAGCGGCGAGAAGAAGGAAATCTCGCGTGACCGTCTGCCACACCTGCGCTGGCAGGAAGCGAAGGTCCTTTGCCCCGGCTGCGGCCTTGAGCCAGACCTGGGGCCGGAGCACCGAACTTGGGTTTGCGAAAATCCCGACGAGAATTTCGAGCCCGCCGGGTATCAGATCCAGCCGTTCGACGCGCCGCGGATCATCAGTGCCGCGGACTTGGTCCTCACCTCCACGAAGTACGACCGCTTCGTCGACTTCGTGAACTTTGGCTTGGGGCTGCCGGCGGAGGATAAGGAGACCTCGCTCGGCAAGGAGGAGATCGACCGCTGCTACGAAGCCGGGCATGCGGGCATGGTCGGGTTCTTCGTCAACGTGATGGGTATCGACCTCGGTTTGCAGTGCCACATCGTCGTGTCGGGCGTGGATCCTTACGGGCGGATGCTGACGCGCCACACCGAGGTCGTGCCACTCGCGCGGTTGTTTGAGCGGCGCGTGGAGCTCGCCAAGCAGTTCCGGGTCAGCCTGACGGTCTGCGACTCGCAGCCGTACGCGGACATCCTGATGCGGATGCAGGCCCAGGACGCGAACCTTTACGGCGCCGTGTACGTGCGCTCAGCGAACCTTGCGGTGTACTCGATCAAGAAGCTCGAGGGCGAGGACGAGGCCGGCGAGGACGAGAAGAGCGTCGACGCCGGCGAGGAGCGCGAGCGCCAGGTCAACGTCAACCGGAATCGGGCGTTCGACGGCTTCATGGAGTTTGTGCGCGGGGGTAACTGGCTGATCGTGCCGGACGAGAACCGCGAGACGGTCACCAAGCACCTGCAGGACATGAAGCGGATCAAGCAGTTCACGGCCGATAAGGAGATCGCCTACGTGTGGCAGAAGTCGGCGAAGGGGCAAGACCACTTTCACCACGCCCTCCTCTACTGCTGGATCGCCTCGAAGATGCGGGCGGTGGGCTCGAGCGCAATTTTGTTGCCCGGAATCCTGGGTAAGTTCCACGTGGAGCACTAGGCGCAAAGCACGCGACGGCTTGAGCTTTCCTCGCCTATCGGTTAATATGACGATGGCATAAAAGAAGAAAAAGAGGCACACGAATGCCCGGCTGGTTGGATTCCCTTATTGGGCTAGGGTCGCGGCTTCTTGCCGCCAAAGGTCCGGTGACGAGTACCACGTCAGGCGGTGGCGCGGGCAGCAAGCTTCCGCCGGCGCCTATACCCAAGGCACCGAAGGGTCAGCAGTCGATCCCGTCGCACCTGACGACGGCGAATCCCGCGGATACCCCGCTCCCCGAGCAGGACCGCCGCCTTGCTGGCGTCGACATTACGACGCTGCGCAGCGGCGCGACCACCAAGCAGATCATCCGCGATTTCGCGGCCGCCAGTCCGGATCTTTCCGCGGCGGTCAACGCCTACCTGCGCACGGCGATCACGGATACCTACACCGTGGTGGCGCGGGATCCGGACGGCACGTTCAACAGGGACGCGACGGACCTTGCGCAGCAAATCATGGTTCGCATGGACATCCTGGGCAACTACGACGACGGATTTTCCGGCGTCTGGTCGATTCGCTCGGTGTCTGAATCGCTAGCCAAGGAGCTTCTTTTCAACGGCTCCTGTGCGATTGAGCTGGTGCTCGACAAGGCGCGGCTGCCGCGGACACTTGCGCCGGTCTCTACGACGAAGATCAAGTTTGCGCCGGATACCCAGTGGCTGAGGCCGATCCAGTTCATCGGCGGCGAGCAGATTGATCTCGATATCCCGACCTTCTTCTACGTCTCGCTTGACCAGGATCTGCTACAGGCATATTCCGCGTCCCCGTTGGAGTCAGCGATTCAGCCGGTGCTTTTCGCTGCCGAGTTCATGAACGACATTCGACGGATCGTAAAGCGCGCGGTGCATCCGCGCTTGGGCGTGAAGATCGATCTGGAGAAGTTCAAGAAAAGCATTCCGACCGAAATCCTGCACGACCAGGAAAAGCTGACTGCTTTCATGGCGTCAATGGTCGCGGATATTGAGTCGCGCGTGAATGGCTTGAAGCCTGAGGACGCGCTCGTTTACTTCGACACGCTCGGGATTGATCTCCTGAACAACGGCAACATCTCCCTCAGCAAAGAGTACGAAGTTCTCGACGCTATGGCGAACGCGAAGCTTGCGACCGGCGCGAAGACGCTTCCCTCGATTCTCGGGCACGGTTCAGGCAGCCAGAATATCGCGTCATCCGAGACGCTGATCTTCATGAAGAACGTCGAGGGCGCGGTGCAGTTGAAGCTGAACGAGATTTACTCCAAGGCGATTACCCTCGCCGTGCGTCTCTTCGGCCAAGACGTGACAGTCGAATTCAAGTACGCGCCGATCGATCTTCGACCGATCTCTGAGCTCGAAGCATTCAAGGTGATGAAGCAGAGTCGTGTGCTCGAGCTTCTGTCTTACGGCTTCCTGCAGGATGACGAGGCTTCGATCGTGCTCACCGGGAAGCTCACGCCGCCCGGGTTCAAGCCGCTTTCAGGGACGGGCTTCTTCCAGCCGGCGCCGGCCGCGGCCGGGGGTAATCCAGCGTCGAACACGGCCGCCGGCCCGGGCGGGTCGCGTACATCGAAGCCGGCGACGCCAACGCAGTCGAAAGGGCCTGCGAAGTAGAGCAACGCCCGCCAACCCCGACGTACCGCTTGCCCCGGCTGTCTGATTCGCGTAATATGCCATTGTCATATCCTCTAAATCGGCCAACTCGTGCCCAGTGAGAACAAAGACGGCGTCGTAGCGGATCCTCTTACAGGGATCTTTGGCTTCAACAGCGCGACCTGGGATCGCCTGCGCTCGGCTGCGGATAACGGCGATGGTCTCGCCGTGGCTACGCTCGGGATTCTGCGCGTACTGGCCGAGAACGCAGGCTTCAACGGCGCGACCTGGGACCGGTTGCGCACCCTTGTCGACAACGCTGATGGCTCGGCCTCCGGAGTCGTTGGGCTGCAGGGCATCGTTGCCCGCATACAAGGATTCAACGGTGCGTCTTTTGACCGGGTACGCGTTGGCGGCGACAACGCCGACGGTGTTGCCGTTCTCGCCGCGGGCTCACAACTCGCCAGCTCGCGCGACTACGTGTTCAACGGCGCGACCTGGGATCGCTTCCGGACGCCGAACGTGTTCAAGCCTTTCGCCACGACTGCGATCACGGCGGGCACCGGTGCGACGCTGTGGACGCCCGCCGCCGGCAAGAAGTTTCGTCTTATGGGCTGGCTTGTTTCTAGCAGCGCCGCCGGGCAACTGATTTTCGGTGACAACGCGGTCGGCACGGTGATCGCGCGAAGTGAATTACTCGCTGCCGGTGCGGCGTCGAAGTGCGCAACAGGTGACCTCGGCAACGGCATTCTTTCTGCCGCTGCGAACAACGTTCTGAAGATCGACGGCCCGACGGGCAACGTAGCCGGCATGGTGTGGGGCACGGAGGAGTAATGGCCTCTGATGTGAAAGTTCTCGAGATTCTGGATGTCGGCAACGACGTCCTCCGGGTCGTCGGTATCGTGGATGGCGTTGAGGTGCTGGCGCACGGGTGGGTGAGTGCCACGACCAACCATTTCGACGAGGCTGACTACGAAGACATCCCTGAGCCAAAACAGGGCCAGGTGCATAAAGGCAAGGTCGCCGGCAGGCATCTGAAGCCCGGCGCGCAGTCGCGCGTGATGGACGACAGCGAGAAGCGCGCGTACGCGGCGCGTCGGCTGCTCGAGCAGGCATAGTCGAGTGCCCAGCCTGCGAGACCAGGTCTGGTACGGCACGCAGGAGGCGTACGACGCTGCAGTGCTCCTTGCCGAGCGCGCCGACGCGCGCCTCAAAGCCGCAGGCAGTCTGGATGACGGCCCGGCGCCCGATTACTTGCTGCAGAAGGTCGGCAACGTCGGCGTCATCAACATCAGGGGCCCGCTTATCAATTCGGACAGCCCGATCTATGCGTTCTTCGGCGTTTCGACCTACCCGGCGATCTGCCGCGCGGTGATCTCGGCGGCCAAGGACTCTTCGATCGAGCAGATCCTGCTCAGCGTGGATTCTGGCGGCGGGCAGGTCAGCGGCGTAGCTGACACCGGAGTTCTGCTCAGCCGCGTCAACAAGAAGCTGAAGCCGGTCACTACCTACGCAGGCGGCACGATGGCGTCGGCTGCCTACTGGTTGGGCGTCTCCGCCGGCAAGCGATTCGCGAGCTCTACCTCAGAAGTCGGCTCGATCGGCGTCCTGTCGGTGCACCTTGACTACACCAAGCAGATGCAGAACGAGGGCGTGACTGCCACCGTGACGCGCTCAGGCAAATACAAGGCTCTCGAGAATCCGTACGAGCCGCTCTCCGAACTTGCGAAGCAGCAGATCCAAGCGCGCGTCGACGCGGCCTACCAGGTGTTCGGTGATCACGTCGCTTCGAGTCTCGGCATGACGTTTGCCGAGATGGACAAGAAGATCGGTCAAGGCCGGACGTTCTTCGGGCAGAAGGCCGCCGACGTAGGGCTTGTGGACGGCATCGCTTCTTTCGACGCGGTGCTCAACGTCCTTGCCAACATCAAAAAGCGTTGACAAGTTCGGCGCCGTATATGACAATGGCATAAATAAGGGAGCATTGAAAACAATGTCCGATAAAAAGCCCGCTGTCCTCACCGACAAAGACATCGCAGCCATTCTCGAGGGTGACCTCGGTACGAGGGCCGGTGAGGTGACGATCCCGGCAGGCGCCGGTGAGACGGCCGAAGCGAAGCTCGCACGTGAAGTGGAAGAGAAGCGTGTTGCCGACGCGGCTGCTGCGAAGCTCGCCGCGGATACGGCTGCTGCGAAGCTCGCCGCGGATACGGCGGCGGCCGCCGCCGGCGCCACCGAGAGCGAAGTCGTGAAGCTGCTTAAGGCGCAGGTCAAGGAAAAGGACGAGGCGTTGGTTGCCGGCGCCCTCACCAAGGTCAAGCTCGAAGAGAAGCTGGCCGTGGTCGAGACGACCCAGGCCGCGTTGCTCGACATCGCGCGCGCCTCCGTCGGTCGCATGCGCGTGGCGATGGGCGGCGCTGTCGGTGAGGCGTCGACCCTCGGCGCGGTCGAGGCGCTCTCCGAGCACTCGCGTCTTTCGGCCGAGTTCCAGAAAAAATTCAAGGTGGGCGGAGTTGCATCCGTCGCCGTCGAGCAAGACAAGGGGAGCGAGAAGTCTGCGAGCGACCCCCTGCGTGCAGCAAAAGTCGCCGCGTCCCGCGCGTAATACCCCGCCAAAATAAAGGAGACAGTAAATGCCGAAGTTTCTGATGCAACCCACGATCGACAACGATGCCGAGACCGCCCGCCTGGGCGCTGGCACCGGCGCTGCCAATTTTCTCGACGACAAGGAAGTCGGCAAGTTCGTGAAGCTCGTGGCCGAATCCCGCTATGACCTCGCCGCGGTGGGCAATCCCATTGAGGCGAAGATCGTTTCGGTCGAGTCGGCTACGCTCGACAACTTCACGATCGGCTCGATCCAGGACGAAGACCGCTTCAACGTGACGTTCGACGGTCTCGAAGCCACTCCGGGCGTCGGCGCGGTCGCGATCGGCGACTACGTCGTGGTCGGCACGGCCGTGGCGAAGGGCACCTCGCTTCTCGGCGTTCCGGCGAAAGTCTGCAAGGCGACGGTTCAGCCCGGCGGCGTGCCGGCATCCCTCACCGAAGCGGGCCGCATGGCGCAGCTCGCCGTGTACGCGTGGCGAGTCATTTCGCTCGGCACGGTCGGCACCGGCGCGGTCGGCACGACCGGCGTGATTTCGCGCGAGACCGTGTAAAGCAATTCCCCAAACTCGGCAAAAAACAAGAAAAACAAGGAGAAAGCAATGCCGAAGTACCTAGACGCACAAGGCAACCCTCACGAGGCGACCATCGAGGTCACCCTCTACAAAGAGGCTGCCGACAAGGGGATGAGCCTGCCCCAACTGCTTGCGCAGAAATTCCCGACCGACAGCAAGAAGTACGGGACGACTTTCGAGCAGATGCTCGCCGACCAGGGCATGTTTCTGCGAGCGAATTCCGAGTACGGCATCAAGCCGGCCACTCTCGCCGACATCTTCAACGGCACGGGCAAGCTCGACGCAGGCACGATCGTCAAAGACGCGGCGCCCGCCTCGCGCATCCTGTTCCCGGCCGTGTTTCTCGAGGCGATCGAGAACAAGCTGAAGACGGACTTCGGCCAGTACGCGGCGCTGTTCGACAAGATGATCGCGATCAGCGATTCCATCAACGGCAACCGCTTCGAGCAGCCGCAGCTCAACTACTCGAACCCGGAAGCCGCGCTGCACTCGGGTATCTCGCAGCTCGCCCTGCCGAACTCGATGCTCAGCATCACGGTGTCGGACGTCGCCCGCAAGATCCCGACGTTTGCCCTCGGCATGGAAATTTCGTACGAGGCGATGCAGGCGAGCACGCTGGACCTCGTGTCCCTCGCCCTCGCCCGTCAGGCCGAGATCGAGCGCGCGTCGCGCATCGACGGTTACATCGACGCGCTGCGCCAGGGCGACGCGGACATGGGCACCGCTGCCCTGGCCGTGAAGAACCTGACCGCGGTCGATCCGGCCGCTGTCGCCGGCACGCTGACCCACAAAGGGTGGGTGAAGTTCCTGCGCACCGGCTGGCGTCTGCGTCATATCGACTGGGTCATGTGCGACCTCGCGACGGCGCTGAAGATCGAGAACCGCACCGGCAAGCCGGTTATCACGACCGACGACCCGAACAGCAAGCGGATCAACCCGACCGCGGATGTCGTGAATCCGGCGTGGCAGAACGTCAACATCTTCCTCCTGGAAGACGGTGTCATCCCGGCCGACATCATCCTCGGCTTGGACAGCCGCTACGCGATCCGGCGCGTGCGCAATTCGCAGGCGGATTACGCGGCGGTCGAAGAGTTCGTGCTGCGCAAGAGCCGCGCGATGCGCTTCGACTTCGGCGAGGTGGTGTACCGTCTGTTCGACGGAGCCTGGGACGTGCTGAACGTCAACGCGTAAAGCAGGTCTCGAAGGACAAAGCCCGCCCACAAGGCGGGCTTTTTCTTTTCCCTCCCTCGCATGCCGTTGTCATATAATCGAGGGAAAGAAGACCCGGAAAGGGCGTCATGGCTCTGGTAACCGACTACACGACGTACGAAGAAATTCGCTCCGCGCTCGGCACTAACGTGGATGAGCTGCCCGACGCAACACTTGCGCTCGCCATGTATGCCGTTTCTCTGCAGGTGGAACTCAAGCAGATTGGCGTCGCACTGCCGGCGACGTTCGCGACCATCAAGGCCATCGCGCCGGAAACGAATCGCAGCGCGGCGCAACAGGACGTGTTCGAGGCCGTAACCATGTTTGCGCCCTACGCTGTCGCGATGCAGCTCACAGGCCTGCCGCTCTTCTCGCCGAAAGAGATTACCGACGGCAAGGCGACCGTGACAAGGTACTCAGACTCGCCCTACAAGCTTGCGATTGCAGGCTGCAAGGCGGAGTACGAGCGCTGGAAGATGTATCTCGCAGAAAAATACAAGATTCTTGTTCCGAGCGACGCCACTACGAACAGCCCGCCGCCGCTGTTCGGCGTTGCGGCGCCGGTTTCGGATCCGGTGCTGGGCACCTAATGCGCCTCTCGGTGGCGGCGCGCTACTTCGACAAGACCCTCTGCGCAGATGCGTTTGCCTTGGGGACGACGTTTTTCGGCCAGCTCGATGTCTTCGACGATTCGAAGCGCGATGGCGCGACTGTGGTGCGCCGCGTACTCTCGGTGGCGCCAACCGTCGTCCTGCCCGCCCGGCGCGTGCTCACCATCGGCGCCGAGCAGTGGCTCGTCGGGCAGAACGAGGACGACAGCTTCGCCGGCGCCGTCCTGCGTCGGAAGTACATTCTTCAGCGCGCGGATGGAGTTGCATCGATTCGTACATTCGGCCAGGCGATCGCCGGCGCCGGCGGCACGGACACCTACGGGGCGAAGCTGTGGGTGAAGGACATGAAGGAGATCGAGGTCTCCTCCAAGCTGTCCGGCTTCTTCAACATCTACCTGCCCTCTCCTGAAACCGTCGCCGCGGGGTCGGTGATCTCGCTCGGCGGCCGACTGCACGTGGTGCGCAACACTTTCAAGTCGAGCGGCGGCTTCCTCGTGACCGAGGGCGACGAGCTGGACGCCGCGGCGGTGCTCGCCGGCACCTATCACGGCGTGACCGGTTATGCGCCGGCGACGGACGTGGTGACCGCCGGGGCGACCGCCGTGACCTTGCTCAGGATCCGCTACCAGGACGACTACGAATACGCCAACGAGGCTGAGCCCAAGTTCGTCGTGGGCGATATCAAGGCCTACGTGCGCAAGTCGCAGATCGCGACCGCGCGCGCCAAGGACAAGGTGGATCTGTCGGCCCTGTCCTGGCTCGTCGAGTCCGTGTCGGACGAAAACGACTGCTGGGGCCTTCACCTGCGGCGGGCGCCGTAATGCTCAGGGTCAGCAACCTTGCGAAGGTCAACGACGGTTTAGAGAATTGGCTCGAGGCGATTGAAGACCTCGCCGACGGCGCCTACCGCGGCCTCGCCGTGGGTGCCTTTCGCTACATCGTCGAGAACACCGCGGAGTGGAGCGGCAACCTGGCTGCGAGCTGGAAGCTGACGGTCGGTGCGCCGGCCGCCGGCTACGATCCGACGGTGTTCAAGGGGACCAGTTTGGGCGGCCTCGGCCAGCCGGAACCCTTCTCTAAGCGCGCGCCCAACACCGCCGCGCTGCACTACGCCAAGTCGATCGCGAAGAGCGAGCTGCCCCACATCCGCCTCGGCGCGCCGGTCTATATCTCGAACGGCGCGCCCTACACGTGGAACGTGGAGCTAAACGTCAGCGAGCGCGGCAAGGCTTTCCTGCGGATCGTGAACCTGCCGGTCGAGATGGTCTACGCCGCGAGCGACAAGTTCGGCTCGCTCGGGCGGCTGTCCGAAGCGCAGGCCAAAACCCTTGCACAGGACACGCTATGACCTTCGACGATGCCCGCGCCGCAATCTTCACCCGGCTAGACGCCGGCATGACCGCCAGCTACGCCGGGACGTTGGTCGAGTACGAGAACCGGGTGCAGGTCGACCTTGCCACGCAGACGGCGCCGTACGTCTCGGCCGAGGTGCTGTTCAACGATGGCGAGCAGAAGTCAATGGAGACCGTGCCGGTGGTTCGCTATTCCGGCGCGATCTGGCTGGGCGTACATGTCAAGCAGGGCGAGGGCGCGAAGGCCGCGCTGGTGTTCCTCGGAACCCTTGCGGCGCTGTTCAAGGTGACGAGCTTCAGCGGAATCGTCACGGGCGCCCCCAAACCCCTACCCCAGCGCCCTTTTGAGGGCTGGGCTATCTACACCCTCCGGATTCCGTTCCACTTCGACGACATCTCCTAGCCCGGTCTGCCGGCGTATGACGCCGGCATAGGCTTGTCTTGCCGTTGGTGTATGACAATGGCATAATGTGGGTTGCCAAGGGCGTGCCGCATCCAGGCGTCGCGCACCCTGCCAAATCGCCCAATAAGGAGAACAACAAATGGGGCTGGCCGATACCTCGCGCGTGCAGTTGCGCGCCATCGACGAAGCTGCAGCATTCGGGGTAATTCCCGTCGCCGGAAATCCGAACAACGTTCGCATGACGGGCGAGAGCCTGGCGTACAACCTGCAGACCGACTCGAGTAAGGAAATCCGCGGTGATCGGCAGAAGTCGGATCTGATCCTCGTCGGCGCATCGGCGAGCGGCGGCTTCAACTTCGAGCTCTCGTACAACGAGTACGACGCGTTCCTTCAGGCCATGCTGCAGGGCACGTGGGCCGTGTACGGCACCAACGGCGTCGGCACGACCTTTTCCGGTACGTTCGCAGCCGGCACCGTCACGGCGGCTGTAGCGCCGGTCGGCGCGAACGCGTTCACCACGCTCGCGCAAGGCCAGTGGTTCCAGGTTCGCGCGCCGGGCGACGTAAACGACAAGAAGTACGTGAAGGTTCACGCGGTGACGCCGCCCACCGTGACGGTGATCACGCTCGATGCTTCGACGCCGCTGTCCGCGAGCGGCCCGATCGCGAACAGCTTCATCAACACCTCGCGGTTGGTGAACGGCTCGACGCAGCGCAGCTTCACGCTCGAGAAGGCGTTCCAGGACATCAACCAGTTCTTCGCCTACCGCGGTATGACCGGTTCGAAGATGTCGATGAACCTGCAGAGCGGCTCGATCGTGACCGGCTCGTTCGACTTTATGGGCAAGGACGCGGTACGCACCGGCGCGACGCAGCTCCCGGGCGCGCCGATCGCCAGCAAGACCTTCGAGATGATGAACGCCGTGTCCGGCGTCGGCAATATC